GGCGAGTGGACAACTGCCCTCCACCCACCCGTTATCTTTGACATGGATCTGCTTGACTCGTAACGCTTCAAGGAAGGCTTTGCACTGGACGGCGTCCATCGTTACAACAGCGTCAGTTTATTTCCGCCGTTCACGTCTGGGGTGATGCGTACGCCCGGTACGAACGTCAGGGCTTCTGCCACCGAGTTCGTGCCATCGTGGTTGCGCTGGTGTGTCGTCACCTGTACCACGCACCCCGCGCCGGGGATCTCCATGGCCTTGGTGCTTTTCATCCAGCCTTCCGCCTGACTGGAGGCTTTGCAGAGCAGCCGAAAAGAATCTCCGTTGCCAACGACTGCGACATCTGGCACGTTCTCGCGGGTCTGCGCCACACTGGTGTTCCCTAACGTCTTGTCCATCCCATCCTCCTACATCCACGTTTCCGTAACTACCGGATCATCATCCGGATCGCGGGGAAAACAGATCGCACCAGCCGGGATCTGCTCCCGCGCTTCATCCAACGTCTCACACAACGTCACGATGGGGCGATGGACCAGCCCCATGTCCGACACCCACCACTGCCGCACAGCAATATGGCGGGGGAAATCAGCGGGATGACTGTAGATCGTCCAGCCGACTAGGACTTCATCACCCTCGTCCATGCAGCAGGTTGCCACCATACCCGAAGCACTGGTTGATGACGGCGAGCACGATTAGCAACACGATTAGCGCGTAAATGACTCCGCCATAGGGCGCGAACGACGTCCACCCCGGCAACGCCAGTACCGCACGAACCACTCCCAGCACCGCTGCCGCTATGACCAACGCAATAATCAAGCAGATGATCAATCCCATTACATCCTCCACCAAACCCGAGAACCGATAACTGCGGGGTACCTACAGCGGCCAGCACCCCGACTGATGTCCTTCCGATACGATCACCATCCCACCCGCATTAGGGACTCCCGTACCGGGCCTTACATCCCCTCGATTACTCTCAGCCTCGTGTTCCGGCTCCTAATCAAGGGGTCTTACCCGATCATTTTAATCAAATCCAAATCAGTAAAATACATCCGTGATTTCTTTTAATCTCTCATGATCTGTCTCTCTTACTTGGTGGGGCGGACGGACTTCAGGGTCCGACTCCCCGGTTGATCCACCAGATACTTCTTCAGTTCGAACTCACTGAGTACCTTCCGCAGCGGCGTGATCGCAATGTTGATCACGCTCATCGTAACTGCAGGACCAAACTTTGTCAAGAGTTCCTTGATGAGGGCTAATGGGTCAGGAACCGTGGCTTCTTTCTTTCGTTCGGAGAATTCGATCTCTCCTTCAGGGGAAGAGAAGGTGGCGGGTTGGGCGTCGTCCTGTGTCTCATTGGCCACCGCCTGCAATTGCTTGCGGATCTCTTCCATCCGCTTGACCATCTCCTTGACTTCGAAGTACACGAACTTCCGGTACAGTTCGATATACTCAGTGGTCAGAGCTTCGGTCATGGTGGCCTGTGGCTGTTCTACCCATGCCTTCGGCAACACCATGGGCTCGGTAACCGGTGCAGCCTCCACCACCACCTCGGTCACCGGCTTCTTCAGCATTTTCAACGCCATTAGGAACAGCCCCCTATCTTGCGAAACTTCACGTTAACCGGCTCGTTAAGGGCTCGTTCAATAGGCCAATTCAGAGCTAACCGCCTTTGAAGCGTCACATATTTGAGCCCTGTCTCCCGTGCCCATTCCGCAACAGTCTTAGACACTCCGTTACACTTTAGGACACGATTCGTGGACAAGGCATTTTGCTGTTCTAACTTGGTTGCCCACTTACAGTTCTTTGGTTCGTACCCTTGGTTATTATTGATGCGATGCAGACTGGTTCCCGGTGGTCGGAAACCCATATCCGCAAAAAAAAGCTCAAAGGTCCACCAACGTAAGCACACCGTTCTGCCTGCCCCACCGTACTTCTTGAACGCTCTCGACTTTGGATTCAGGCATCGCTGCAGCATGGAGTCCCATGCGGTATATTCAGGTGATTTGTGACCACCACTCCAGTGCCCATGGCGTGCCTTCCCTGCCATCAAATCCATCCCAATTCTTTTTCTTCTTCAGGCTCCTTCTCCGTGACTAGCGACGGATTAGACTGTCCGAAATTCATGGATATGAAATCCCAGAAAATACTAAACTGTCCTATCTCACCATTCCTTCCTTTCAGGACTTGAATTTTTCGATATTTCATAGTTTCAACAGAATCCTCTTGAAACAGGGCTACCACAATAGAACTGATTTGCCCAATAGCGTCCGTGTATCCCACGTCTTCCAGATCCCCATGGTCACTGCCGCTCTTCTTCTGTTTCTTGGAGGCTTCGCGGTTGAACTGCCAACTGCAGAACGCCATCATCTCCTGATCCGTGCAATGGCGTTTGATCAGTTCGACGTTCTCCGCCGCACGAGTGAACCGGTCCAGCCGGATGTTGCGGTGGCGGAGAAGATACGCCCCGTCGATGAAGATCACCGGGCATTCCAGCATGTTCGCCAGCGCAAACAGATCCTCCACGTTCGTGGCAAGGTTCCCATCCACCACGTACATCTTCGCCTGCTCCAGCGACAGGGCCTGCAGCCCCTTGTAGAACTTGGCCATGGTCTGGTGGCTGAAGCCCGACATCTTCAACTGGGCGATATTTTGCTTGGTGTAGAGAGCGGTAATGCGCTGGGCGATGGGGAGGGTCATCATCTCCATGGAGACGTACAGGATGTTCAGCTTACGGGTCACCCAGTTGAACAGGGCGGTCCAGAGGGTCAACCATGTCTTGCCGACTGCGGGTCTACCCACAAAGGAGATGACGTCCCCCGGCATGACGCCACCGGATTGCTGGTCCATGTAGGGCCAACCGAACTCCGCCACGTACTCGGCGGAGGAGGTGGCGTAATAGGCTTTCAGGACGAGGGCAGGGGCTTCCGCCGCGACGTCTAAGATCCGGGTCCGGTACTTCTGCTCGGTGATGGTGCGAATGCCTTTCCGGAGGATGTCCACCGCCTGCTCATGGGCGTTCTGATCCTGCTTCAGGAGGGCTTGCGACTCCACGTTGACTTGGTTCAGCGTGTCATAGCAGTACTGGTGCTCCAAGAGCACGATGTAATAGCTTGAGGGCTCCGGGACTTCCACCGGCCCCAGATCCGGGAACTGGGACTGCAGCGTCTCCACATGCGGGAGCGCATGGTGCAGTTTCAGATGCGTCGTCACCCACTCGTAGACCGGTTGTTCATACGGCTTAAAAAGGGCGGGAGAGAGTTTGGCTTTTTGCCAGCCGAGAGGGTTCTGTTCCAGACAGAGTCGTTTTATGGTCTTACTGCCGAGTGCGAAAGACATCCACGCTCCTACCGCTGTTCGGGTTCTGGTTCTGTTGCGTTTAGGATGGCGGTGACCATCTCGTGGACCCTGTAAGCCACCGTCTCCGGACTCCGGTCGTACTGTGTCTGTCGTGCCGGGTCTGTCAACACGGCGGTGGTCACCACCCGAATGAGTTTGCGACGGTGGTTCGTGCGTTTCTGCATGTACTCCGTCGCCCACTCGCCCGTAATAATCACGTTGGGGATGGGATCATTATTTCCCATTTACTCTCCCGTCAATTTGCCGGTGCAGTAATTCAATCTGTGCCCGTTTTAAGGCCGTTTTCAGCGTATCCAAGGACAAGTCTTTCCCCTGTTCACGCGCAAACTGCTGAATGACTTTCAGCTTGGCCTCGTCCGGGGCGACGGCATCAATTCCACACTCGTGCGCCAATGCCGCCGCAATCACCATCAAATCGCTGTCGCTCTTGGTCATTACTCGTCCACGATCAGGAAGCGGCTCAGGAAGTCCCGGAAGGGCTCTCCGTAGACACCCACGAGCTTCACCATGTCTTCGACGTAGACCACCGTAGGCTTGCTCTTGGTGCTCCGCTCCAACAGGAGATCGTACATCGCCTGCACCCGCCATGCGGGGACGTTCTTGCCCATCGCACTCATGAACAGGTTGGGCACCAGCAACACCGTGGGTTGCGGGGGATGGTTCCCGTTCATGGTGCTTTCGATCAGGGTGTTGACCGGGATCACCCGTGCATCGACATAGTTCCGTACGAGTGCCGCAGCAATCGACTGACACCGTGTATCGGGACGAGTCACGCCCACGAGTGCGAGTCCCGCCACGCCTTGCATCTTGTGTGTCCAGAACCGCTTGACCCAATCCACCTCAATGGGTCCGCAATACTTGGTCATCGATTCATAGAGAAAGTG